CTATGCACCTCCCTTCTGGGAAGTGAAAAGCTCGTTGATGCTTGATTCGCGAAGGCGGTTGTTTTCACCGGGGAACAGGATCAAGTGGCAGTGGTGCATCAAACGCCCCACAAGTGCCGCCGTCATCTGCTCGTCATACAGAACATTTATCCATCTGGAGAATTCCAGATTTGTGTTCAGTATAATGACCTTCTTTTCATGAATCTCGGAAAGATAATCAAAGAGCAGTTGTGAACCGGTTCTGTTGTAAGGAACATAGCCGAATTCATCCAGTATGATGATTTCCGCTTTGTCCATCCTTTTGTGAAGCTGGGACAGTGTTCCCTGTTCCTGTGCCTCGGAAAGCTGGTTGATTAGTGCCGCTGTACGGAAGAACTTTACCGGAATTCCTTTTTGGCAGGCTTCCATGCCAATGCAGATGGACAGCATCGTTTTCCCGGTTCCTGTGCTGCCATACATCACAAGGTTATTGCCTGAATGGTAGAAATCCAGTGCTTTGAGACTTTCGACAGTGACACCGGCAGGAAACTGTACCTCGCCCGGATCAAAGGATGTAAAGCTGTGCTGCAGGGGAAAACCTGCGGTATTGATCAGCTTGGCAACCCTGGTCTCTCTGCGGTATCGTATTTCCTCTTTCAGGAGATGATACAGGTATTCCTGATGGCTTTCACCTGTCTGGATCATCGCATTCTCCACAAGATTGACTGACAGCCTCAACTGTTTACAGCAGGCTGCGATGGAGTCTTTGTAATCATCCATTTGCAGCACCTCCTTTCTCAAGGAGCCGGTCATAAGATGACAGATCCACAGGCATCTGCACAATCTTTGGAACACCACCCTGCTGCGGAAGCGGAGGGAGCTCCGGGACATCTGCATAAAGCCGGCGGTACAGATTTTTCAGACTGTCAGGATCTTTCACCTGATACAGCAGTGCCTGATTGACTGTCTGCAGGGCACTGTCAAAACCGGTACGGTTTGTCAGCTCTGCCAGTACTTTCAGGATGGTTCCGCGATCGGAGCTGCTGCAAAGCTTCATATACTGCTGCATACTGTCTGGCATCATGTCAAACAGCCCGCTGTTGAACAGTGACCGTGGCTTTCTGGAGATAGCCGTAAGATATGGAATCCATTCCATGCTGGACTGCTTCTGGTCACCGTAGAGACGTCTGTGTGTAACGATCAGATGCTGCTGCATATCCATTATCTTTATCTGGGTCGCCGTGATTTTCAGCATCACTGTGGTTTCCGAGTGGTCCGGAGAAACAGAGTATTCGTGCTTTCCTGATTCCAGGGTGAAGCGTCCCCATTTATCGGTGACAACGGTCTCGTACCTTGCCGTATCAAAGGCAGTATCCGGTAGCGGAAGCAGTGCTTTACGGTCAGTGTCATAGCGTTCCAGAATCGTCTGGTCATAGTGATAGTGTTCACGATCCATGTCCGCATCGGCCTCGGAAAGCAGGCTTTGATTGAAATCATACAGACTGGTGAAATGCGGGACAGGAACCAGGAAGTTCCTTCTTGAATAACCAACCTTGTTTTCAACATTTCCCTTTTCCCAGCCAGATTCGGGATTCATAAACCGGTAGCTGAATCCATAGTGTTCACTGAACCGCAGAAACTTGTCAGTCAGCTCCCGGCCACCGTTTTTCAGGATTCTTGTGACAATGGTTGAAGTGTTGTCAAACCAGATCTCGGTAGGAACACCGCCGACATGCTCAAAGATGGCAATCATGCTTTCCATGAAACACTCTGCATTTTCTCCATACATCAGCTGCGGATATCCACCGTTACTGTATGGAAAAGAAAGCACAAGATATTTGCCATCATGGCATCTGCTGTTTTCATAGAACTGGGCAGCACCAAAGTCTGCCTGGCCTTCTCCGGGATGATGGATAAGCGGTAAATACCCTTTTTTGTTATCAAGGTGCAGCTGTGACTTTCTGTAAGCCACATATTGTGCCACAAGCCGGTAGGAGCAGTTAAAACCGACTACTTCCTTGCGGAGTCTGTGAAAGACTCTTTTGGCTGTATGACGCTGCTTGCGTGGAGCTTTTTTGTCTCCGGCGAGCCATTCGTCAATCAGCGGTTTATAATTGTCCAGTTTAGGACAGATATTTTCCGGATCCTTTACTTTTGGTTCCGGGGTATTAAAATCGGTCATGTCGATGTATTTGCAGATAGTTTTTCGGTCATAACCGGTTTCAGCAATAATGGTAGGTATGTTTTTCCCTTGCTCGTAATAGAGCCTTCTGATAAAATGTACCTTGTCCATTGTAAGCATACTCCTTTCCTCCTTAAAATGTTGTCCGCAACGACATTTCAAGGATATACAAGATTCTGTATGCCTGCAATGGATGTTTTGATATTTCTCTAAACCTACAGCATCTGCTGTGACCTTAGAGAAATACCAAACGCATCTGCAATAATAGGGAAAATCCTCATGCAACTTTCGGGATTGCCCTCTGCAATAGTTGGTATTTTAAGTATACAATAAACATCCCATACCGTTGTCACAATCGTCTTAATGAGGTTAAAAACGGTCTCAATGATTGTCTTATAAAGATTGAAATAAGTTGTAACCAGGGTTTTGATAATGCCAAATACCGTCGTAAAAATGGTCTTAATGGCATCCCATCCCATCTTCTTTGCCAGCTCATTCAACGTATCCATTGTATTTACTGACTGTCCATCAACCGTAGACATGGAATCTTTCGTAATTCCCATTGTCGCCTGCACCTGTGACATTGCCGACTCAAAGTTTGCTGCTGTAGAAACTGCTGCTGTTCCAAGTCCTGTAACGCCTGCTGTAACAGGAAGTAATTTCTGACCTGCAGAGGAAATATTATCTCCTACAGTCTTTAACTTTTCTCCTGATGCAGCTATCTTTTGAACTGCCGTAGCAGACTGGTTCGCTTGTGTCTCTAATTTCTTTAAATCTTGTTCTGTTTCAATAATTTCTCTTTGCAGAGCATCATATTGTTCCTGTGAGATTTCTCCATTTGCAAACGCTGTATTCGCCTGCTCTGCTGCTGTCTTTAATGACGCCAGCTTTTCCTTTGTCTCACTGACCGCCTCGCCAAGCAACTTATGCTTTTGTGCAATCAACTCCGTATTTCCCGGATCCAGTTTTAACAGCTTTTCTACATCCTTAAGCTGAGACTGCGTCGATTTAATCTGACCGTTCACACCTTTTAATGCAGTCTGCAACTTGGTTGTATCGCCACCAATCTCTACTGTAATACCCTGTATTCTGCTTGCCAAGAAATCTCACCTCCTCCAAAATTAAGTACAAAAAAAGGAGCATTTCTGCTCCGCATGAAAAAAGCATCGACTTTTTAAAGCCGATGCTCTATTTTTTAGCTTACAAGCAATCTTCTATTTGCTGTAATATAAGCGTTCATTCCTGCCTCCATCGACAGAACTTTGCTAAAATATTGTATGGATCGTAACCAGTTTATTCTACCAATCGGAATAGCTGATAGCATAACAATTTCAAGACATTTCTTTGATGTGTTAACTTTTACCGATATCTGTTTTCCATTTTTTCTTGGCAATATGTTAAATGTTTTTTCCGCATTTGCAACTGCTGGTATTAAAATAACTGGATTAAAAAGATTATGAATAAAATAAACATCAAAACAATATTTATAAGGCATTTTATCTTCCCTCCCTGTAATTTGCTAATAGTCCTAACATTTCATTTTTCACTTCTTTAGCTCTTCCATTTACCTTCGCGTCATCAAGAAGTAAAATCATGTTTTTTAGGATCAGCAAATCATCTTCACTATTTTCACCATCGTCTTGCGCTAAATCTGAATCCGCACCAGCTCCAAATTCGGAAGCACTCATTTTAAATAATCTTTTTCCTGAAACCAACTCGCTAAAATTTAACGGATGACTTTCATCAATCAAGTACATACTAAACACCCTAAGGCTACGAGAAACTTGCGAAATTTTAAGTTGATCCTGACTTCTTAAAATGATCCGAACCGTTTTTTCATCTATAACATGCAGTTCGGTTATTTCTTTGGGGTTGGTTGCAACTCTTGACCTCATATTAAAATAATCTCGTGCTTCCGAAAGATATTCCTCATATCCCGGTGTTTTAAAAGATGGTGCATCTGCTTTTGCAAACTGTGCAATCAGTTCATAAAACATAAAACCACTCCTTTTTAATCAACGCTTGCTTAGCGCTTACTTTTTCTTGATTGTATCATATCAAGTAGTAAGCGTCAAGTATAAATTAAGCAAGCGTCAATTAAAATCTATCGAAATCTTCCTGTGTTGCAAGCTCAGCATACTTGCAATCATCGTTTCTGTTCTCTGCATACATATCATTGATCAGTCCAATCGACAGCAATTCTAAATCTGCCATTGAAAGACCTAACTGCACACACCGAAGCAGAAACAGAGGCGTTGTCATTTCACGCTCTGTTGGACGAAGTTTTTTTTAGCTTCGACATCTGTTTTTACATTCAGGCCCCATAACTCTATAAGCTGAGGAAGCACCTGATAAATGGAAAACGTATTAAATTCATCCAGCCATTCCTCCGGCGTATCTGGAATATTCGGATCCGCATGCTTTGCCATAACAAATGCTATATTCTCAAACATCTCAAGCGAAAATAAATCAAAATTGGAATCATCCGGATTTGCCTGATTGATACTCTTTTCCAGTGCTGACAAATCCTTATAAATATCACGCTGGAATTTCAAACGATATATTCTTGGAATGGCAGCAGACGCCTTGAAAGGTACCTGCTTACCATCAATTTCAACTTTCTTTACAATACTCATCTGCTGCCTCCTACTTACTTGCCTGCGTACTTTTGCTGGCTTGCTCAGCAACTGCTGTTGATTCATAAACCGTTTTATACCAATTATTGTAAACGGTATCTGTGGTAGAATCACCTGTCTTTGCCTTTACATAACCACTCGCCATCGGTCTTGCTTTAATAGTCAGTGTTTCTGTCTGCACTTCTTTGTCTTCCTCATTGGTCTTTGACTCAATGGTCGGACGAGAAGCGGAACAGTTATAAAGCACATGTCTGATCTTCCTGATATCACCATCAAACTCAAATAAGAGTGCAAAACTGCCCGTCTCTGAGTTTGCATTTTCCACCAGAACCTTATTGGCATCGGCTTCTTCCTTCAGTATATCAGTACGGAAAGATTCAGGAATCATTGCAAGTTCCAAATCTCCATCATATCCCTGGTTATTATTGATTACGTAATATTCAATACCATCCGCATAGAATGATTCCGGTTCACCGGTTGGATCCATACTAATGGATACGGCACCTGGCATTGGCACAGGCGTACCAAAGGTAACCGTTCCTTCCTCTGCAACTGTAATCGGTGCATAGTGCACGTTGCAGATATTAAATTTGACCTTATTCTTTTTATTAGCCATTTCTATACCTCCATCTGATAAAGCACCTCATACAGATTTTCCGATTCAATCCATACTTCGCTTTTGCCATAAAAAATACCATGCCTATCCAGCACAGCTTCTACAGTTTCTTCAAGCTCCACATCTTTCTTATCTGTATAGAGCTCAATATTTAATCGATTCACTTTAAAATACACTTTTCCATCTGCTGCAAAGTGATTACTTCCCGGATATAAGAACACTAAAAAAGGAGGATCCGGTGACTCTCCCTCTACGAAATGATCATATGCATACGGAAGATTCATCTCCGCAAGCATTGTCATTACTTCCTGATGTGTCATTCCCGTAATCCCCTTTCAATTTTCTGCTGTAACATTGTCGCTCCATGTTCTTCTGCCGGTGCTATATGTGGGATTCCGGCAACTCTACCTCCTCCACGCTTCGCATGGCCATGTTCCAAAAGATGCGCGATCTGATACCGGTTCTTGGAATGAACTGTCATTGTAAGAGAATTACTGGTCTCCTTCGTTTTCTTGGTAGCCCAACTCTTTTTATAAGCCCCGGTCCTCTTTGGAGCATTTGCAGATATTTCTTTTTTGACTTCCTTACTAACATCCTTCACACTTTGCTTTACCATATCGCTCTGTGCATCGGCATATTCCGTAAGGCCCTGCATAATAACATTTGCGAGCTGATCAACACTTACTGTATTTGCCATACCATCACCTCTTTACTAGGCTCGCGCGGAGCTTCAATGTCTTATTTTTGTACTGCACGTTATCAACAAATGAAATATTATAAAGCTGTCCATGAAATACAATGCGGAAGTGTTCACTATCAATCGCAGCCGCTTCGCTACAGTAACGGATTACAAAATACAAATCTGTCTGCGCATTTACCTGTGCCGCCGCCCAGTATTCTTTTCCAGAAAGATTATTTGCGTATGCAGCACAAGAATAATAATCCTCCCAAACAAGAACATGATTTCCATCCTTATCTGTTACAGCTTTACTTTTTTGAATTGTGATACGCTCCCTCATTGTCTCAATCATCAAAAGACCTCCTTACGGATTGGAAAAAGTAGATACTTCACCGTTTCAGTCAGATTCTTGTGATCTGCTTCTTCCCTGTGTTCATACAGGTACGCAATCGTAAAGAGCTCTGCAATTTCCACAATCTCCTTATATGGGAGCAATTCCTCATCATTTAAGCGAGTCACCTCTCTTACCAAGGTTTCTGCCGAAATGATGAGACCGCTAATCAGTGCATCATCTTCTGAGGAATCTACTCTCAGATAACTTTTTGCTGCTTCTAACGTAACCTGCATTTATCCCACCTCCTGGTCTTATTTTCCAGACGCCTTTACATCAAGTGTCTTTACTGCCTCAGAAAGAATCAACTTACCATCGACTCTCTCAGATGCTAAAAATCCCACCTGACCGGTTGTTGCAAAGAGCTCATTTAATCTCTTAAAGCTACGTCCCTGGCGATCTGCAATCCAGTAATAAGAGTAATCACCAAAGGCCATAACTCTATTTCCGGCAGCAAGTTCTGGAACATAAATGGATGTCCGATAAGGACGATTCAAAATTCTGTCCGGCTCTCCCTCTCTTACAGAAGGCTGCCAGATATAATTTCCATTGCCATCCTTGAGCTTACGAATTGCCTTTACCGTGGAATCATTCAGAAGCCAGGTTGCCTTATTACGATACGGTACGCGAAGACTGTAATAAAGATCCATCACATCATCGAAGGTAATACTTGTGGTCGCTGTTGTCACACCAATGTCCGCACCACTGGTCTTATTGAAAATACCAATCGGCTTTCCGGTACCATCACCAATGAAGAAGGCTTCCTCCTCCTTTGTTCCAATACGACGTCCAAACTCCTTAGAAATGTACTGCTCAATATTGAAAACAGAATCATTAAGAAGCTCATCTGATACCTTGATCATGGTAGCGAGCTTGTACGCTCCGATAGAAGTCTGTCCGAAGCTATCATCGCTTTCTGGGAACTGCCCGCCTTCATCAATCCATGCTGCTTCTCCCTTGGAAGTAACAATCGGAATCTTACGATCTCCAGATGATGTTTTGATGACAGTTGCAAGGCTTCTGAAGAACACTTCATCCTCCAGGGCTTCCACTAACTTCCTTTCATACTCATCCGGAACCAGATATCCGCCCTCGGAATCTGTACCAATAGAAAGAGCGTTCTGGATTTCATAAGAATTCTTGTTCCTCATGCTATTCCAAAACGCTCTCTTATACTCATCTGTAGCTCTACCGGTCTTTGTTTCACCTCCCGGCTGGGTGTTTGGCTTATTTGTAATTGGTGTACTTGTTGCTTTGGCAAGCTCTGCATCAATCACAGCCTGACGCTCAAGTCGGTCAATCTCTTTTCCAAGATCAACAACCTCTGCTTCCATCTTGTCATAAGTTGCTGCATCCTCTGCAGACATCAGTCCATTGGATCCCTGCTTGGAATCTAAAAATGCCTTTGCTGCCTCCCATGCTTTTGCTCTCTTTTCCTTTAATTCTAATACTTTACTCATTGTGAAATCCTCCTATCGTTTTAAGAGATCAAGTCTCTTTCTTAACTGATCTACAGGTACTGTTGCCGGTGCCTTATCTGTCACCTTATTCAAAAAGGAATCTGCAACCGATTTTCTGGAATAGGCATATGCATTCTGGAATGGGAACTTCTTCTTTTTCTCATCTTCATCACCTTCACCATCTTCCTCTGGTTCTTTTCCTTCTTTCTCATCCGGATCCTCATCTTCTTCCGGCTTTTTCTTAGGCTTTTCTTCTGCGGCAAATAATACTTTGTCAGCAAATCCAAGCTCTACTGCTTTCTTGGCATTAAACCAAGTCTCATCATCCATCATCTTTGACAGCTTGTTTCTGGAAAGACCGGTCTTATCCACATAGGCATTTAAGATGGATTCCTTCACCTCATTTAACATTGCAATGGCAGCTTCCATATCTTTGGTATTTCCCATTGCAAGTGTCGCCGGGTTATGAATCATCATCATTGCTACAGGACTGACAAGTACGGTATCTCCGGCTACCGCAATAACAGATGCGGCTGATGCTGCCAGACCGTCAATCTTAACTGTGACATGCCCCTTATAATCACGAAGCATGTTGTAAATCTGAGCTGCTGCAAATACATCTCCTCCTGGAGAGTTAATCCAAACAGTAATATCACCGCTGTCCGCATTCAGCTCATCCTTAAAAAGCTGTGGAGTCACTTCATCGCCATACCAGGTCTCATCTGAAATTTCTCCATTTAAAAAGAGCGTCCTCGTTGCTTCGAGTTCGCCCTCATTCTTTACCCAGTTCCAAAACTTACGTTTCATTGCTTACCTCTCTTTCTATTTTCTTGTGGTGGCAGATCTTCCTGCTTTGCGTTCTCCTCCGGTTGCTTTTGCTCTCCTGCAAAAATACCTGCATCCGCAAGTTTGCACATGTTGCCATTGATCAGATACAAATTTCCACCTTCTTCATCAGACAGTGGATTCATATCTTCCATTTCCCGGATATCGTTTGCAGAAAGCCAACCATTCTGCCGGCCTATACTGTACCCATTCATACGGGATTGATAATCGCCTCGCATCAGGCCATCCACATTTAACTTAATGAAATACTTTCCCTTTTCTCCTGGAAGCAAGAGTGCTTTCTGGAGGCTCTGTTCCCAACGGATAACCCAGGGATCCAGGGTGTATTTCACAAATTCCAGTGACTGCTGCTCAATGTTTGAAAAGCTCGATTTTTCCAAATCACCAACCATATGTGGTGGAATGCGGTATAATCTGGCAATTTCATTGATCTGAAACTTCCTCGTTTCAAGAAACTGTGCTTCTTCCGGAGGAATACCAACCTGCTGGTATTTCATTCCTTCCTCTAACACAGCAATCTTATGGGCATTACTGGTTCCACGATACACAGCATTCCAGGAATCTCTGACCTTACTTGGATCCTTAAGTACTCCAGGATGTTCCAACACGCCGCCAGGATTAGCACCATTTGCAAAGAAACTGGCACCATATTCCTCACAAGCAAGCGTCATTCCCACAGCATTCTTTGCCATTGCTATAGGCGAGTAACCAATAAGTCCATCAAAGCCAAGGCCTGGAATATGAAGCACATCTTCCTTCTTGAGCTTGATATCACCATATTCTTTGAAATTTGGATTCTCATCACTACTTCTGGAATACACATAATAGATCTCACCCTTATCATCGCGCTGCACATCCATCTTATTCGGAAGAAGCGGATACAAACCAAGCACTCTGCCAGCGCCATCACGAATGATCTGTGCATAGGCATTTCCCCAAATTAAAAGATGACTCATCAGCGTCTCTCGAAACACAAATGAAGTCATCTCCGGATTTGGCTCATCATGGAGCACCTGATATAACGGATGGTCAATTACCATCTCTTTTCCACCACCATCTTTATATTGATAAACATGGACTGGCAATGAAGCAATCGCCTCAGATAAAATACGAACACAAGCATATACTGCAGTGGTTTGCATTGCTGTGGTTTCATTTACCGGCTTTCCGCTAGTTGTTCGTCCAAATAAGAATGAATATCCTGCATCTGCCGCTTTATTTGTAGGCTTATCTCTTGCCTGGCCAAATCCAAACAAACTCTTTATTCCCATGTTACACCTCCATTAAAATACTAAAATTCCGCGTTCATCATAAACGCTTCCATGGTCGCCTTGGTTTCTAACAGCTCTATCTAAAGCCATAATAGCTGCAACAATACCATCAATTTTCTCTGGCGACTTTGCCTTCGTTACTTTGATGTTTTCTGCTGCATCTGTTTCGACTACAACATTTCCTGCCATCCAACGAAGGACTGGATTGCCACCATGAACAATCTTTCCTTCGTAGATTAGCTTACTGAACTCCTTCGTGGCCGGCGACATATCTTTGTAACCTTGACCAAAAGGAACCATTGTAAATCCATCATCCATAAGGTGCTGAGTAAGCATCGTCGCATTCCATCTATCCACTGCAATTTCCAATATGTGATACTTGGTTCCAAGGTCCTCTATGAACTTCTCAATAAAGTCATAATTCACAACATTTCCTTCTGTCGCAAGTAGATACCCTTGCTGATGCCAAACATCATATGGAACGCTGGCCCTTCTTACACGAATGGGAATCGTATCCTCCGGGATCCAGAAGTATGGAACTAAGATATATTTCTCATTCTCATTTCTTGGCGGGAATACTAAAACCAGTGCTGTAATATCACCAGTACTTGAAAGGTCCAATCCTCCGTAACAATCCCTGCCAAGCAGAGAGTCCATATCAATCGGTTCATTTCCAAGGTCATATATCTGCTCAGGAATAAATCTGGTCAAACTTGAAACCCACATATTAAGTCGTAGCTGCTTGAACACATTCTCCTCTGCTGGATTTTGAAGTGCCTCTTTATAAGCAGCTCGTACTCTTTCAATCTGGATTGTCTGGCCCAGGGAAGGATTTGCTTTATACCAATTTGCCTCATCATGCCAGTCATCTTCATCAGTAAGTCCAAACACCACTGGATAAAAAGTAGGATCCACTTTTCTTCCTGCAAGAATATCTGTGGCCTTCATGTGAAGCTCGTAGCAGATACTTTCCTTCTCGGTTCCCGCTGTGGTTATAAGGAAGAACAATGGCTGTTCTCTGGCATCACCAGAACCTTTGGTAAGAACATCATATAAACGTCTATTAGGCTGGGCATGCACTTCATCAAGCACAAGGCCCGATACATTAAGACCATGCTTGGTTCCTACTTCCGCAGATAACACCTGATAAAAACCCGCATTATCATAATTAACGATACGCTTTGTAGCACCCATGATTTTACTACGCTTCATAAGTGCTGGTGTCATTTGCACCATTTGATTTGCAACATCAAAAACAATGCTGGCCTGGCCTCTGTCGGCTGCAGCGCCATAAACTTCTGCACTAGGCTCGTTGTCTGCATATAAAAGATACAAGGCAACTGCCGCTGCAAGCTCTGACTTACCATTCTTCTTACCAATTTCAACAAAGGCTGTACAAAACTGTCTGTTGCCGTTATCATCCACGATACCAAAAACATCACGTATAATCTGTTCCTGCCAGGGTAATAACCAGAAGCGTTTTCCTGCCCATTTACCTTTTGTGTGTTTCAGATTTTCTATAAACTTAACAGCCCTATCAGCCTTCTTCTCATCATAATGAAATGTCGGCAGCATAAATCTTGTCGGCTGATAGTTCTTTAGCTTCGGATAATTCTTTGGCCTGGTTTCAGCCATTAACCGTTACCCTCTAAAAGCAAAAACTCCATCTCATCTACTGCTGCATCCTGACTAATGTTTCCAGCAATCATTCTGCTTCGTGATGATGGCGTCAGACCAAACTCACTACAAAACTTAAGCATAACCTTAAGATTTGTCTGTGCAATCGATACCTGTGGAACCTGCTGCCAATATCCACTCGGAGTTTTCACGATGGTGCCATGCTTCTCGATGAATTCTTCAGCTTCCTTCCATCTTGCATACGACTGACAATAGCCAGCGAAAGCCGCCATATCCATCTCAGTTAAAGTACCAAGCTCTACCATCTTATCTACTAATCTATCCCACTCTGCTTTCGCTTCATCATTTAGCCAGCTCGGACACTCTGGTGCGATTTTCTCCGGCGTAGGCTCAAGCATATTAAGCGGTCTCTTTCCTGGATTACCCTCCAAAACTTTCACCGCAGTTGGTTTCGGTTTTCTTCCTCTTGTAGCCATATCAATCTCTCCCTTCAACGCATTAAAAAAAGAACCTCTCGGTCCTTATGTATCTGTAACGAGAAACAGGCCTTGTGGCCCGCCTCCCTGGAATTTTCTTTTTCCAAGTTAGTTGTATTCGTTTAATAAAATGCAGTAGGCAATTTGCGTTGCCTCGTCATCTTCTGCTGGCTCAATATCCCAGCCTCTGTCGTAGCTTGCAACTGTCTCTCCGTCGATTGTGATTTGCAGCTTTGAAATCTTACCTTCGTTGATTCCGTAGGCGCTTCCTTCATCGTAGGCCTTAACCCAATAATGTGCTATCTTACTGCTGCCATCCTTTTGTGGAATTCCAATTGTTCCTTCGTGCCATAATCTACTTATTTTTGTGTCCTCCGTTTTCTTTGTTTTCCCTTTCGGTAGGTACATATTCGCTCTAAAAGACACTATTATCAACTCATACCTGCACCATATTAGCGACAAATATGTGCATAGAAAATTGTGTATAATACTACGACCAAAAAGCCCTTCCGGGCCCTCTGGCTTTAAAAATTAAAGGCTAATCTTAAAGGCTGGAATTCTTTCTTTTTTTGTTTCCCCTTCAAAGCAAGACTTCCAATCATCGAATCGGCTGTTGATTTCAACCAAGCCTTCTAGCTTGCATCCCCTCTTTTCAAACTCTGCAATTGTAATAATCAGGCTTGAAAAAGTGCTCGAAATGGTAAAGCTCTCAATTCCAAATCTTCTGCAATTTTCTAAAATCTCATCAATGTCGTAATCCCAAATGACCTCACTAAAATTAATAAGGTCATTTCCTGCATCCTGGCTATAAAAATATGCTGCTCCGAAGGTTGGATTAACATCAATCTCCGAATACTTGGTTCCCTTTGTTGCAGCTTCCTCTAAAATTTCAATTTTCTTCATCATGGCTTTGTGCCTCCTTTTCTTTTGGTAGGTACATATTCGCTCTAAAGTACATATATATCCAGTTAATTCTGAGCATATATTAAACAAATATATGTACCTGATTTTGTGTAGTTTATTCTGAAATCTTCCTACACGAATCCTCGCCATAAGCGATTCCAAGTGAAGAACCACAATCCCACGAAACATGAATTGTTCCAATATCATCCACTCCAGTAACCGTTCCCTTGTCATCCGGCTTTAATCTGCTATACTCATCCTCCATACGAATAAGCTCTACTCTGGTACCTGCAGGATACTCTGCTTTTAATCTATCAACTACATGCTTTGGTGCTCCAAACATAATCTCATCCTTTCCATGCGCTATCCCCAGTGAGCCTGCTAAGAAGGACCTGTCGGCAATCTTTAAACTCATCACCACTTAGTCCAAGTCTTAGTAAAAAGCACCGGAATACATACTTATCATTGTAACTGTTGTTTTTCTTCATAACTGCCTTTTTATGAACCTGCGCCTGCTTGCAAAGAGCTAATGCAAATTGGATATAGGCTTTTACTTCCTTCTCCTCAAGCGTCGAATTGAACAATCGAAACTCTATCGTTCCCTTGGTGAACATGGCATGCAAATTTAAGCCATGATATCTGGTGCTGTGGTATTTTCCTGCTACCGTTTCATATGGCGATTCCAAATACCAGGTTTTCCTAAGCTCCTCCAGGCTTTCTGGTTTCTTCTTAAGAATACTCTCCACCAGTTCATCATTGATTCGCTTGCAATATCGCATTCGGTCCTTCGGTATTCCAAGTGCCCGATACAAAAGTTGCTCTTTACTTCCCACCAAGGTAACCAAATTCACAATCGCCTGTGGAGTGAAGCCCTTTGCATCAACATGAATATGCAAACCACAACTTCTATTCACGCTGGCGCCTGCTTCCTTTAATCTTGCAACTAGCTGCTGCAAAATCTCCAAATCGGAATACGTAAGAATCGGTGTAACCAACTCACATTGTTCTTTATCCGAGTAGGCTTCAATACTGGCATCTCGTACCACTCTCCAAAGTCGCTGGTTACTATCTGCAATATCTCGTTCCCTAAGCTCGCCGCCTTCATAGAAATAACCTGTACCAAAGAAGTCTGCCACAATCTCTGCAGCAGCTTCTCTGGTAATACCCAGGAACTCTATCTCAACGCCATACTTAAGATTCTTCATTTGCAGCTTCCGCTTTCTTTGCCAGGTACTTCTGCTTGTGCAGTTCCTTTTGTTCTTCCGTTCTGAAGGCTGTGTGACCGCTCAGGTTCGAAAGTAAGAGCTTTCTGGAAGTCTTATGCTCGGTTCCACCAAAGCCAATGCGTACCAGCAAAACCCTGAAGGAATACTTCTCATTCTCAATTGGCTCCGGGTTGATTTTGATATACTTCGATTCCAGGGCCAGCTTATTGATTGCTGCAGCAAGTTCTATGAAGGCTTTTATCCAGTCACTGTTTTCAGTAACCGGGAAGCCTATGAAGTTTATCTTGTCCTCCTCAAAATCAATGCCCTTTGTCATGTTGTCGCTTCCACATTCTTCCCATAAAGAAAGGAACTCACTAACGTCTGTTGGTGGTTCCTCCATAATGGCTTCGATGAATCGCTCATTTATTTCAAAGGCTCTGGGTGCGCCGATTGCTTTGTTGATGATTTCTCCCTTAGTGTAGAAAATGGATACAAGGTTGATAAGGCTCTGGGCTGTATGCTTCTCCAAAGGAAGTGAAATGCAAAGCACCTCTCTATCCTCATTCCAAGAATCATCAATCAACTTCTGCCCTGCGAGCTCAAGTAGCATCTCCTTGTTTGCTTCCAAGTCTTCAATCACCAAAGTTCCGTCTCTGAGCACCGTTGCCACCTCATTCTTGTATGCAAATGTAGGTGGTCCCTGGTACTTCATCTTGCCGCTTAAGTTTTCAATTGCGGCTACTAATTCTTTTCTGTCTGCTACTAAACACATAATTTCCATGCTATGTTCCTCCTTTTCTTTTGGTAGTACATATATCACTCTACCCGGCAGAAATAGCAAGTTAATTCTGTGTATTTTCTAATATATTTTCCTCAGCAGGCTTCACCTCAGAATATGGTATTTTCATACCATCTCGAATTACAAAAACATCTGCTTCGGCACCCGTCTGTTCAATGTAGCGCTTAACGATTACATCCATGAACTTTTCATCAAGTTCAATTCCATAACAAATTCGGCCAGTCTGCTCACAGGCAATTAAGGTCGAACCGGAACCGAGGAATGGATCAAGAACAATGCAGTTTCTCATACAAGAATTCTGGATTGGATAAGCCATCAAAGCTACCGGCTTCATGGTAGGATGGTCCTTACTTGCCTTCGGGCGATCATACTCCCAAATGGTAGTCTGTTTTCTATCCGAATACCAATTATGCTTCCCACCCTTTTT